TGTCTCCATTGTATGTAAGTTCATAATACATTCCATCTGAAATAGTTGTACTCAATAGCGCTTTTGCATTCTGTAATGTTTTACAGTACCATACCACAAATACATCTTCCTTTTTTAATTCAAATTTATCTGTTTTATCGCTTCTGCTATTAAAATATTTTGTCACTTCTTCTCTGCAAATATCTTGAAATTTATTAAAATCCATTGTTTTTCCTCCTAAAATTTATAAAATCAATTCTAAACCGCCTAGCAAGTCCTACAATCAATTTTAACTCACTAGGCAACCATTTCTATCAAAAGCATTCTTTTCTTACTTTTATACGGCTTGTATCAAAGCTATTTTTTTGTTATTATTACTTTAATTCAAAATGTGGTGTATCATGCATTTTCCAATTTCCACCCCATTCAACATTTGCATTTTTAGATTTTGCAATCGCTAATATGTGATTTGCTATTGATTTTAATTTTTTATCATCATATCCTTCATCCGTTGTAAATTTTCTATACACTCCATTCTCGTAAACTCCGCATGGAAAAATATCAACAGCATGCCCAAATCCGTCACTCTTAATTTGATGATTAGATTTAGCTTTATATCCGTCACAATTTGTTACTCTTTGCCCTGCTCTTGTTCTTCCTTGCTGATACAAATAGTTTTGTTCTTCTGCCGTTCTTGCTCCTGCTGTTATTCTGAAATCATACGGACTATTTTCAATCGCCGTTTTAATTACATCAACCAATTTCGGATGAACATTCTTCATTTTTTCTAAACTTGATTTGCTTAATACATACATCTACATCACTTCCTTTATTTCTTCAACATTCAATATTATGTTATCTTTTTCAAATTTTACTCCAACAACTTTATATTTTTTACGCATATCAATTTTTCTATATTCATTTAAATCACTCCTTTTTCTTTTATTAATTCCATATTTTTTAAATACTTAAACAATTTGGATGGATTGAACTGATAGCCAACCCTGTCCTTTAACGATTTCAATTTATATGTCAAGGTGAACTGTAAAGCATAATCTATTGCATTTAAACAAAACTCACTGCAAAAATATCTATCGTCATCTTGTACCTTATTAGCATAAAAAAACTGTCCTAAAATTCCTAGATAGTCGTATCCTTTGCCTTGCGCTGTTTTAAAAAACTCAATAATATCTTTCGCATCAATATTACTATCTAACTCATAAATATCCATATTTTTCAAATATTCAAATTTTCTTGTCCTAACCCCACCAGGATTAGACAAAAAAACTTGACCATTGTAAATAAATTCGGCGTGTGAATATCTTCCAAATGTCCACAATGCTATTAAATGTCCTACAAGATATTTAGGTTTGTGAAAACATATATATAGTTTGTCTTTTTCTAATTCCATAATTTCTCCCTCTACATATTTTTATATGCTTTTTCATATTCTTCTTTTGCATTATATTTTTTTAATTCCTCGTCAGTTAAATTTTCCAAATTATGTGTCAGCAATGTTTCTGCAGCCATTGATTTAGTAGTCTGCTCTTGCATTATGTTTGCCATTTTCATTTACGTATTTCTCGCTGTTTTCTTTTGTATAAAATTTCCAATTCTCAAAAGTTGTTTTCTTCAATGCTTGACACATTACCACGATTCTCGTTAAATTTGATTGATCTATACTCCTGTTATTTTGCAAATATGTCACACCATCAACCTCAAATTCAAATGGTGCAATATCACACTCAACTCTTAAATCATATAATTCTTTTTTTATCTCTTCTATTTTTTTGTCTCGATTAAATACAATTTTACCATTTTTTATAGTTTCATAATTCTGTAATTCTACAACTTTTCCATCCACAAAATACAAATTTGGATTTACTTTTACTTCCTGATATTATCTCCAACCATTGTTGGTGCTATCATAGTGGCATCTATATTCGTGCTTAAAACCAAATAGGTTTCCTTGTTGTACATTACTTTTAAAGTGTCGGTCTTGAATTTTTTTAATTCTTCATACCAATCTTTATTATCCTTATCAAATATGGCAATGTATTTCATACCATCTTCAAATTGTTTCGCTTCAGTTCTATCTACTATAAATTTCATTTTTACCTCCTTCTATGCAAATCCTATGTTTAACCATTGTCCGTTCCTAAAAAATTGTAATGCCCTTAATTGTGCGTAATCACCTGTTCCCAGAACAGAATTAGCATCATGATTTCTTATACCTGTTACCACATAACCGCCTCTTTCAGTAGATGTATTTGCACCCCACAGAGGCAACTCCATAAAACCTGCAAGTCTGATGTCTCTTATATAATTCTGCCACTTATCATTATTATCTTGGTTACGTAAATCATACAAATTCTGTGTCCTGTTCCAAGCGTCATCAGCTCTTCCACGTGCCGCATTTACATTTCCATCTATCGCATTCATACGATTATCTCTTGCAGCCATATCGTGATTATCCATGATTTCACACCAGTTTCCTCCGTTACGATTTGGAACTTTATAATAAGCTCTCCCGCCGTTAGTATGATATGTACCAGCATAACTCCCATTAGAAGAATACATATCTAGAACACTTGGTGTCCAAGTGTTAGATAAATTCGCTCTTAATACAAAGTCACTATTATTATTATTCCTATATCCTTTAGAAAATGGAATATATGGTGTTAAATCAGGCTTTGGAGCTTCTAGTTTTATTTTATCGCTTATCGTATTAAGAGTTACTATTCCTGCTGTTGTGTCTGTTGCTATATCTGTATATTTTACCCTCTTAATTAATTCGTCATCTATTATTTTATTGTCTTCAACAAAATCAATTCTTTTAGGATATTCATTTCCAAGCCATTGGTTAAGTCCTAAACTTGTTTTATTTATTGCTGGCATACTAAATCACTTCCTTTACTCTTTATATTTTTCTCTATCTTCCCAATTTAAATTTAATGAATCCCAAGAATCCCAAGTTTTATTGTATTTATCAAACTCATCCCAAGTCATATAACTGTAAACTATTTTATAACCCAAATGGGCAGGTTTATTTAATTCAATAAAATTAATAAAATTTTTTAAATTGGGCGGCACTCCGTAAATACTTGTAAATCTTATAATAAAATAGTATTCGTTAAACACTTCTGTTATTTCAATTTCTCCATTTACAAATATTCTAGCCTGTTCCTTTAAGTTAGAAGGCGAAAATATTCTCTTTGATAATAAATAATATAAAATTTTATCTCTTCTATCCTGTAGAGTTAAACTAAGGTCAGTTTCTAAATTCATAAATTTTTCATACTTTGAAATTTGTTCTTCATTGAAAAAGTTTAAAAAGGCAAATTCCTTATATTCTTCAATATCTTTTTTTATCTCCTGAGTTTCTATTACTAGACTTTTTATTAAGTCAATTTGCAAACTATTTCTAGCGATTTTCGATACTGCCTTTATTTTACTGTTCATTGACAACAACTCCTGTTATTGTTAATATTTCATTACTATCTACTATTATATTTTTTGTATCATTGTTAATTAAAACTTTACAATCTTCAACTCCATCAACTGATAAAATTATTTTTTCAACTCGATTAATTGATAATATTTCCTGATTGTTCAAAGTATAAATCGCTGAATTATCTTTTATCTGTTGCTTTATTTTAGAAATAATTAAATCTGATATATTGCTTAATTTCACCCCTCTGCTTAATATAACTCCAACAGTTATTTCAATATCTTTATTATCAAAACTTACTACAGTAACATTAGCTCCAACTGGTCTACCGTTATCTGCTTCTATTCTTTCTTTTACTTTTTGTATTAAGTTCTCATTGGCTACTCCGTTTTTGTAATTAGCAATCCTTACTTTTACCGTTCCATTTCCATTCCACAATGGCTCAACAAGAACTCTACCTACTCCATCTACTTCTTTTGCCCATTTCTCATAATCATAAATATTTCCACTATGTGCTGGTTTCAGTATTCTTTCTTTCGCTCTTGATATTAAAACATCATTAGGTTCTTTTTCATATCCATTTGTAAACGATTTTTCATTAATTACTGTAAAAATATTAGCATTAGCAATTTCAAAATTTGCTATTTCTCCAATAGCGCAGTTCCCAATCTCTCCTCTTTGTAAACATTCCACCACAGCAATTGCTTTTTCATTTGATAATATTGTTGCATCATAAAGCAATTGGTACTTTGTACCATCTGTTTTCAACACTATTGTTCCAGCGGGTATCGTAGTTCCAGCTTTTCCTGTTATTAATACTTCCCCAGTTGCTTTAGTTCCTTGTTTTCTAGTTACCCCAAAAAGCATTGCATGATAATCAACAAATTCATCTTCTGTTGCGGTATCAATAAAAGTTTGCTTAACCCAAAATTCTAGCAATTTATATATTGCTTCAGCTTCTATTCCGTAAGCACTTGCAATGTCAAAATTAAATGTTCCTTCTATTTTAGAAAAATTATTTTCCAAATTAGATAAAAACTTATTCCTCGCTTCTATTTTATTCACTGTATAACACCTCACTTTCTCCGTAGACGGTAGAGACATTAAAAGAGACTTTTAAATTATTATCATCGTTGTTGTAGTTTAATTCAAAATTATAGCAGTCCAAAATATACGGATTAACTAATAAACAATCTTTAATTTCCGAAATAATTAAAGCATTTTTTATACTTTCCTGATAAACCGTACCAATATGCACATCTAAATCATTTCCATAACTATCCGAATGTATTTCGTAAAAATTTCTTTTAGTTTTAAGTGCCTTAAATATCCATACCTT